ATGTCTGGGACAACGCGAAAACCGGCCATGCGCAAATCCTTGAGGGTTGCCATTTTTCCCGTGTGGATCTCGCCTGGAATTACGAAACCGGCAGTGATCGCAACGCCGATCTCGCGCTCCGCGCCCTGTCGGCCTGTTCCCGGCGAGGCAAGGCGCCGAAGGTCGAGCCGTCCGGGATGGTGCATTGGGGTTCGGCTGACTACGCCCGCGCAAAGTATTATAATAAAGGTCGCGAATTGAAGGCGCACGGCAACAAAAAAGCCGTTAAGACACTGTACCGGGACAATATCCGCGAATACTGCCAGCATCATGGAATTGTGCGCTTTGAGGTAGGCTTGGGACGTAAGCTACTGCACGAAAAGAAGATGAACGGCTGGGTACTATGGAACGATGAAACCGCGAGCGAATTGGCGCGTAAATACGACAGGGCAAACGATATGCAAGCCTCTACGACGAGTTATCAAGAAATCGCCGCTGAATTGGAAAAATACGACCTCCCGCGTACTCGCGCCCTTCGGGCGCAACATGCGGCGATGGCGTGGCTCGCGGGCGAGGATTTGCGCCAGTCCATGAGCAAGAGCGCTTTTTACAGGGTCGCTGCCGACCTTTCCATGGTCGGCCTCGACGTTAAGATACCCTGTAATATACAGTCGCTAGCTGTGCAGGTTAGGACTGTTGATCTTCGTCCGAGTCAGGCGCCGGCGTGGTATCAGCACCCGCGTGGTCTGGCCCTAGCTGCGTAAGGATCGCGTCCGAAGCGATCTCGAATTGGGGGCGGTCGGTGACGGCCGCCTCCAGCTTTAGCCGCCTCCAAGCGGCCTCCGTCACCTCGATTAATTTTTTTTCGTTCACGTCTTGCATAAGCCTCTCTGTTGTGGTTTGATGCGTCCATGGTTCCATGGTTGCATGGAAACAAGGAACCATGGAAACGCACCAACCATATTAGCAAGAGGGCGCAACAAATGGCGCAGCACGTTGAATTTAAAACCCCGGCACGGCCGCGGACGATCACCCCGAAGAACCCGGCTAAGTCTGCTTTCATCATCCACGAGCAGGTCGGCTATATCGTCGACGAGACGACCGGCGAGCTTCAAGACGCCACCTTTCGCGTGGAAAAGCCGGAAGGGTATTCGCTCGGCGTTTATGACATCGAACAGCCGCGCCTGCGTCGCGGTGACTTCAACGCGGCCACATGGGATCGCGATATTGAGCTTGTGAAACGCGCGGGCGAGGCCAGCAAGCCGCGCGCTGTCAACGGCTAAGGCAATGTTTCTTTATCTCTGCGAGATTCAGCCACTCAACGGGCAATGCCCTGATCCGATGTGGCTTCCGTGGTCGGAGCTGGCCTCGTTTTCCGTCTCGCAGCTCGATCCGGCGATAGTCGCGGCTGCGTTCGGCGCAGGGTTTGGCACGGTCGCCTTTCTTTCGGTCGTGGGCATGGCCTGCGGCGCTGTTCTCAAGGCGCTTCGGTAGTTCGGGGGATGCCGGCGCGCTTATTAATCACCCCTGTGGAGTATGAAGAATGGACTTTTCTGCAATCACCGGCGCCATTGACGGCGCAGTTGTGGCGACCGCCGTGCTCGGCATCATGGGCACTGTGGCCGTTGGCTACGCGGCCCTGAAAGCCGGCTCGATGGTCATGTCCGGCCTCAAGCGCGGCTGACACCACTAAGGCTCGCTTCGGCGGGCCTTTTTTATTCGGAGGGCGAAGATGGAACAATTCTGGTATTTGGCGATTTACTTTACGGGTGTTTTGTCCGCGTTTGCCTGTTTCACATTGGCGCGGCCCTAATGTTTCCCGGAGCATTCAAGCGGCGTTGGACCCTTCGCTGGGCTGTCGGGCGCATTATTACGGCGCTCATTTTCGCCCTGGTATTTTTGTTCGCAGACTACGCACGCGCTTATGATCCGCGTGATTCTTCGTACGATGAAGACAATCGCGTATTCAACGTCGAGAGCTTCGAGACCGAGTCGGAGGCGTATAACGCATGTACTGCCTCCGGCGGCGGTTGCCGTATTGAGCGTTTTTCCCGTCAACCGCCTGTTGGTATCGTTTACCGGTTTGAAGACGCCAGCGGCGGCAATCGGGAAGACCCGGCAGGTTCTGGCAACTACGTGTCCTTTGCTAACGGCACTTACTATATTTTCGAATACGGCGAGACGTCGTGTGAGGCCGGCCGAGAAGTATCTGCAGCGTTGAATTTTGGCCCTAGCGAGGTCAATGATGACGGCACTATTGCGATAGATGAAGAATACACAGACGTCGATGGTTGTCTGTGGGAGTTGGCCCCTGACGTTGTTAATGCATGCCTCGTGGGTACTCGTGATGATGGCAAGCCGGGTAGTCAGTGTTCTGTCACCTACAGGAATACCGGTAATAAAGAAGAAACCGGCATCCCCGAGCCCCAGGCCGAAGAGTTCGAGTCAGCTGGCGCGCCTAGTATCGCGGAGGAGGTCGTAGAAGAAACGACCGAGACGCCACCGCAAACGACGGAATTTTCCGATGGTTCGTCTAAAACGGTGCAGGAACGCCTTCGCACATGGACAGGCGGCGGTCGAGCCAGTGTCAGCCACGCTGAAGGCAGCGACAATTGGACAATGAGCGTCGTTGAGTCGTCCCTAACGACCGAGACGGTTACAACCACCACATATAACTCCGCTGACGGATCGCGCACCGTTACCCGTACGACTAAGACCAGCTGGAACAACGGCGATGCGGCCACGATTGCGCTAAACCGCTCCGGCGATGGTAGCGGTACGGTGACTGTCGGCGGCTCTGGCGGTGGTGAGTCGACGACTGTGACCACAATCGGCGCAGACGGATCGACTACCACGAAAACCACGACCAGCGGTAACGGCGCAGGCGGCTCTAATTGTGGTCCCAATGGTTGTACGGGGACCGACGCGCCAGACTCGCCCGGTGGTTCTGGTGACTCCGGCGCAGGTGGCGACGGCGAAGGCGAGGGCGAGGGCGGAGAAGGTGAACAGCCGGGCGATGCGGCCGGGCCAGATACCGAAGGCGCCGAAGAGATAGGGGAGTCTCTCGGTCGTCTTTATGACGGTGTATGGGACACGCCGCTGGTGTCGTCGTTCGACGGAATCGCGGCATCGTTTCCGAGTGGTGGCGCCTGTCCGGCCGGGTCGTTCGACGTATTCGGCCATACCGTGGCGTTCGATGGTCATTGCACGTTGTTTGAAAAAGTCCGGGGAATACTCGCGGCGGGTATGCGTGCTTTTTGGGTGATTCTCGCGGTTGTTCTCTTCTTAACGCTCTAATCTCATGCAAACACTAATTAACTTCATTAAGGGTATTTTCTCGTTTCTCGGCGACTTCTGGGGGTTTCTGCAGGACGTAATCCTATGGGCGCCAAGGGCGATATTGTCGCTGATCGTTGACGGCCTCCTTTCGCTCCTGGGCAGCATTCCCGCGCCAGCGTTCGTGCAATCCATTGGCGGGATATTTGCGGCGATCCCTCCGGGCGTCGTTTATTTCACGAGCCTTTTTCAACTGGATTTTGGCATTGGTGTTTGTATGGCCGCGCTCGTGCTGCGGTTCGTTATACGCCTGATGCCGTTCATCGGCTGATAGTCAAAACCTTACGATCGGGATCTAACTCTTAAGCTTATGGCTATCATCGCGTATACCGGCCTTCCGGGCCACGGCAAGAGCTACGGCATTGTGGCTAACGTTATCGTCCCGGCGCTCACGCCGACTAAAGATAATCCTTTGGGTCGCGAAGTCTGGACTAATATCCCGCTCAACATGGAGGCGGTAAAAGAGCGCTTTCCGACTGCGAACGTTACGATATTTGACGTTCAGGACATGATCGACGATCCGGGGTGGTGCATTAACACAGTGCCGCCTGGTGTCGTGTTTGTGCTCGACGAGGTTTGGCGGGTCTGGCCAGCCGGGCAAAGCCCGGCCAGCACGCCGGTTGAGTACAAAACCTTTCTTGCCGAGCATCGCCACCGCGTTAGCGAATCGGGCATGGCGACAGAAATTGTTCTCTGTAGCCAAGACCTTGCGCAGCTGTCCAACTTCTCGCGCCAGCTGATCGAAGAAACCTATATAACGCGCAAGCTCACGAATCTCGGGAGCACTAAGAAATTCCGCGTGGATGTCTACTCGGGTGCGATTAAAGGCGATAGCCGGCCGAAAACGAGGCATTTGAACACGCTGTACGGCCAGTTCTCGCCCAAGACTTATGCGCTGTATAAGTCGCACACCATGAGCAAATCCGGCTCGGCCGGGAGCGAGCTCAAACCCGACAAGCGCGGTTCGCTGTTCGCGAATCCGGCGATTAAGTTTGGCGTCCCGATTCTGGCGGTGCTGCTTGTAGCTGGTGTCTATTTCTCGGTGCAGGTCTTTACCGGGGGCGTGCTGTCGCCGAAGGCGGAGGATCATAAAGAATCGTCCGGTACGGGTGGTTCGGCGCCTTCATCGGTGGTGCAGACTGGCGCCCCGGCGCATCAGAAAAACGCGGTCTATACCGGCCCGGTCTATTCAAAAACTTGGCGCCTGTCCGGCGTTGTCGAAGGTGGCGATTATATGCGCGTCATGCTGGTGAACCTGGACGGGGCGACTCGTGTTGTTTCGTCGGCGAATTGCGGCCGATACGCCGATACAGGCGAGCTCTATTGTCATTTGAACGGCGAACGCATTACGCAGTGGACTGCGCCAACCGCTGGAATCTCGCGAGAGACAAAAACGCTTCTGCCCGTTGCACAGGCAGCGAGTTAACGAGCGGACTGTGCAACGGGCAGAAGCGTTGCTCTATCACACGGAACGCAACCGCAAGCAATAACTGCATATCATCCTGCCGTTTTATGCTAATAAGTTCGAACAAAAATGGTGCTTTTGTAGGCCAAAGCGGGTATACTTGTTGCACAAACAAAGGAGCCTGTTATGCAAATCGAGACGAAATATTACCCGGCACGCGACGGCCAGCCCGAATTCAATGTTGTTTTCGCTATCCAGAACGGTGTGTGCGTTCAGGCGACGACGTGCGCCGTTGGGGAAGACCCGCGAGCTGCGCTTATTGCTAGTTTCACGCGATCCGTTGAGTACGCGACGTTGGAGGCGAAGTAATGAACCATACATCCACCCTTAACGGCAGTATCGAAGTCACCAACATCTGCCCGGACGCAAAAACGAAACGCGTCACATGGTATGACCGTTTTGATTCTTTTGTGTGCACGACCGTGGTGCCGCTTTCGTGCGATCCGCGTTCAGCGATAATCGCCGAAGTTACTGCGTCGATTGAAGCAAGCCGCGTTGAGGTGAGCCAATGAAGCAGGTGGCTTACTTTGAAACCGCATCCCGGCTTGACGGCGTGCACGTGGTCGATTACCGGGCTTACGGGGCCGCGTATCGGTACACCCTGCGATTCGTGCCGAAAAGCGATCCTGACAGCATGTTCTATCTGGAAACAGCGCGCGGCGATGTACGCGAGTTTCGATCGCTAGACACGCTGTTCATGTACGTCCGTGGGTTCGATGTAACGAACGTGCAGATCATGCCTGGCCCTGGTCATTTCGAGCTTCGATCGTGACCGACTCGAAAGTATGCTCACGACAGGTGCGCGCTTCGCGCACGCTTAACGTTAGGCGGTCAAGGTGTGGGTGTCCACCTGAAGCTGCGAACGCGGGGCACACACCCGCACACAACGCCGCAGGCCATACCCGTGCCCTGTCGACCTTCTTCGGCCATGAAAAGCGTTAAGAAACGCAGTGTTCAAATTTCGCTAGCTGATCGTTGATTACGGAGACAGCAATGCAGCAATGGGTGGCTTCATCGTTCGCAGTTCGCGCGACTGGCGGTCCTAGTAGTACCGTCAGTTTTTCCCAAGTACGGGAATCCTCCGCGTGCTAGCCATGATCGACTGGCTTAGCGTGAGCCAAAACCATGTCGAGCCGCACGAGCCGTTCGGCGCCGATCTCGTGCTCCATACCGACCCTGAAACCGGCGAAGTCACGCGCGAGCACATTGTTGGCTTTCAGCACCAAGGTTCGTTCGATACCTCGCTGCGTATTCGCAGCGACGGGCACCGCGTCGAAGTCTCGGGCAATCCTTCGCGATTCAATCGCGAAGATAATCTGTTTGGTTTTACCGCTATGGCCGATTGCATGCAGCTATATAACGAGCTGCTCGCGAGCCTTGGCTTGCCGCTGTTCACTAAGGGAACAGCGGACG